AATATTCACTACTCATCCTGACTACAATTTTCTCATTACCTTCGATCGCCGTAGTGAGTTTTTCAAGAAATGTGGTTTCACTCTGAAGAAAGAAGATGACTTTACCTCTCAGACATGGGAAGGAGTTACTTTTCTCGGCGGTACCTGTACAAAATATCTAGGACATTATGTACCGAAATATGATCTTAATAGAATATATTATGGACTCAAGATTGTCCAATCTACCAAAATGCCTCCCAAAGACCGATTTACTAAAGCAGTTAGTTTACTTCTGCTTAGTACCTTCAATGGAGAAGAAGCTTTTGAGTGGATTAGAGAATATTGTGAGTTTCTATTAAAGACATTTGATGACCTGTACGGTATCCACTGGCTTAACAGCGACATACACATCGAATTAGACGATTTTATAAATAGCGAATTAACTATTGATGAACACATTACCTTAGTTGCAAAGGTACCAATTATTCCAGATTATCATTATGCTGTAAATTTCTGGACTAGTTTAGAAAGTGGGAGAACTTGCCATTCTACTCACTCGGCATGTAAAAGAGTTGGTGAAGCAACAACTCAGCAACAGGGAGGAAGATATAAGACTTTAACAATGGCATCTTTCGGAAACTTCGTTGAATTCAATGAGTCATTTAATTACAAGGGAACATTACAAGAAATTGAGCAAAGAAAAGGAAATAAAATTCCAGCTTACAATACTAATATGACCTCATTTGACCCAATTGGATTTACAACAACAGTTTCTGTTGGAAGCTACAAATATACTTCAAACTCCATGAGAAATGCTAAATTGGCGGAACAGAATGCAGCTTTTAAAGCAGTTAAACACATCATGGGTGGTAAACTCAATGATGGTGATTTAGACATAGTTACCAACAATTTAAGCAATTTACAAATTATCCAACCAAACCCATCCTTACCAGTTAAAGAGAGTAAAGGATCTGATTCAAAGAAAGAATTTGACGAAATATGGGATTATGGTGGAATAAAGTTCCAAACTTCAGAAGGAGAAGTTGATCTGAATGCAGAAGACACAACCGAAGCAAT